CAGATATAGCGACAGCAGCAGCACTTGAAGCAACCGTATCAGTAATAGTTCCACCTGCTAAAGCGACATTCTGAGCCGCAATAGATAGTACATCATCTGCACTAATAGTTGAACCACCTGCACCTACAACTAATGTAAATGTTACCGTGTTAGCAGTTGCAGCTGATTTCGTCAATGTTAATGACGCAGCTGAACCACCACCTGCTTGTGAGTTGGTTACTGCGATTGTAGGCGAACCTGCAACCGTTATTTGTTCGTTATAGTTTACCGTTACCGATAAAGTACCACCAGCAGATACATCAAATTCTGATATATCCCATTCAGTTGATGAAATTGTAGCGGCAGCTAATGCTGTTGCTAATCCACCAATTGCGACTAGTACTTCAGGAGTAGCGGAAGTATTTCCGTTTCCAGTTCTAGCAGACCCTGCTCTTACAACCCAACCTTTTTCATTAGCAAAAACTTCTGCTTTTTCAGTTGTAGTAAGATTTTTAGGTTTACTTTCATCACTGGAGCTTGATCCCCATAAACTCATAGTATCTCTCCTTATTAATTTAAGTTAACTTAATGATTAATCGTTTATATTTATAAGATTGACTATTTAAAACCAAGTTTCTTCAATTCAGAAATCGTTTTAGCAGTACTAGTATGATGAATACCTATACCACCTCTTGCTCTAAACTGATTGATGTTTTTAATATAGTCGTCAATTAGAATTGTTGGCATACCACCAACTTTAGCAAAATTCTGTTTTTCTCTTCGTTTTACTAAATTCACTTTACTACCGGACATACCTAATTTTGTTCTAGCCCATTTTGATTTGCCAGGAATACAACTAGGATCCGAAGTCTGTTCTACATAAGCAGATAAGATATGTGGGTCATACTTTGATATGAAAGACCAAAGTCTTTGACCACCTGGATTCCAAGGTAATGTAGACCAGAAATTTTTAGTCTGCATTATTGGTTGCCACTTATCTCTTATTGTTTTAAATTTCTTTCTAGGTTCTAATGCCCATTGTGATAGAGGCATTTTAACTGCCTTTTGTGCAGCCTGTTCAAAATTACATAGGACTCCGTCCATATCACAATAGATACGAGGCAACTTCTTATTGTCTTGTCTAAATGCTTCGTTTTTTAATGATAGTTTTTTGACTTGATGTACAACATCACTTCGGAGTTCTTTGAATTTCATAGTGTTTTATATCCTTTTTTCATTATGCTTTATATTAACACATTCCTATAGCTTTGTCAAGCACAAAATGAGCAAAAAGATGTAATTATGTTGTATAATCTATCTTTGGATTAACATCAATTGAGTCTGATTTACTCGCATTTAGAGTAGTTTTCTTTTCAGGTTCTTTTGACTTGATGTTCATAGGGTCTTTAGGTTCTTGTGATTTAGGTAGAACCGTATCTCCGGACATATCTTTATTGTGGTTATCTTCTTTCTTTGCTCTTAATTTTGCAAGGTCAGAACCATCAATCTTACCGTTATTGTTCTTATCTAATTTCTGTTGTTTCGGAGATAACTTCTCTTGCATTACTGCAGCTGTTATCGCTTCTTCAACTGAACCAGGTTTACTTTTTAAATATGACATATTAGCTTCCTTTTACTTTAGCGGCAAGGTCTTTGTCTGCCCCACCCCAAGTTCCACTTGATTTAGTTATAAATGAATTTACTCTAGCAAACGCCCATTGGTGTTGACTAGCCCCAGGTCTATGTCCACCTTTCCAGGCAGCCATTCCTCTATCAAATACTTTCTTTAGAATACCATATGGCATTCCAGATTTCTCTGCTTTATTTTTTAATCCTTCAATCGCTTCATACATTTCTTTTGCAGGATGATTTTTGTTTTCAGTTTTTACTTTCTTCTGAAGCTTCGTATCAGTCTCAAACTTTTTACCATAAGCTTCTTTAAATTTCTTCTTAGGTTTCTCATCATCTTTATCGTAAGCGTCTTCTTCGTTTTTGTTCTTAGGTTCTTTATAACCATTTGCGAAAGCAGCCTTTCTTTGAGCGTCTGAAGCAAAACCTTCGTTAGTTCTTTGTAGTACTTTTTGAACATCTGGATGGTCTGATAATCCTTTTGCAAGTTTCTCAATTGCTTTAATAGCACCTGTCATATTGCCACCTTTGTATCTCTTATCGTTTGCAATACCGTATGCCATTTTGATTTGTTGTGAAGTAAAGCCTTCTGAAATAACTTCTTCTTTTACTTCTTTCTTTTGTTTGTCTCTTAATATCTTTTGTGCTAATCCAACTTGTAATGGAACTTCTCCTGTATCAGGATTTGGTTCTGGTTTGATTGCTTTATTCTTTTCGTTTTCTAATTTTGTTTTTAACAAAGTTATCTGGTCTTTAAGAGCGTCTACATCAACTTTAGGTTCATCTTTCTTCTCTTTCTTCAAGTCTTTAAACTTAATCTTACCAGATTCAACTTCACCATTTTCTGTTTCTTCTGTAAACTTAACTGGTGCTAATACCGTACCGTGTGTTTTCGGGTCTAGTACTACCATCATTTCTTGTCCTGGTGTAGTCTTCTTATAATCTTTATTAATTTTTTTGAAATTTGCTTTACTGATTTCAACAGGACCTTTACCAGAATATTTGTAATCTCTTCCAGCAAGTACTGCTTCTTCAATACTTTCAGTCTTTAAGTGAGACCTAGTTGCTAATTGCATATCTAGTATCTTTCTCATATTACCTTTTAGTTCAATACCACCAGGTACATCTGATACTTTTAGACCGTGTTGTTTTGCAAGTGAAACCATATTTGATTTCTCTTTTTCATTTGTGAAACCTTTAATAGTTCCTGTGCCTTCGTGTAATTCGTCTTCTTCTTTAGTTAGTATTCTAGTGTCTGGGAAGTTATCCATTACTTTTTTATGGATTGCTTCTACATCTTTTGCACTATCAATTCTAACTTCTGAACCAGATTTGTGAATTTCTCCACCACCTGTTTTACCTTTAAACATATTTGCAATCTTACTTGCCTCGCCACCGTTCTTTGCCATATACTCTACATATTCAGTATATTCTAAAATAACTTGGTCCCAAGACTTGTTTTCAAATGCTGAAAGTTTTACACCTTGTGGTACTTTGATACCTTTGGATATCATACGACTAACTGCCATTGCTGAAATAAAAGGAATGTCTGCTTTGAAGAGTTTAGGAAGTTGTGCGTCTGCAATTTTGTCAAAGATGTTTCTTAACTGATTTGCTCTTGCGATAGATATTCTCTTACCTGCAAGACTAGCATATTCTGCTTTTAACTTTTTGATTTGTTGGTCTGTAAATTCAACCAGTTGTTCTTCTGTGATGTCTTCTTCACCTAGAATAGTTTTAACGGTTGCAACAGGCAACTTCATTTGTTTTGCAATTGCTTCAGCTGATTTACCTTGGTCAAAAAGAGTAGCAATTGTCTTCATCTTGCCTTCGTCAATCTGAATATCGTTTGCCCACACCTCTTCTAGTGCTTCTCTCATTGTTTGTGTATATCTTGTCATCTTATATTTCTCTCCTAAAATTCCTTTATTTCTATTATTAGTCTACCTTCACCTTTATGTACTCTATGAAATGTTTCCTTTGGTATTTCAAAAACATCTCCTACTTTCATAATGACTGGGAGTTTATTATCCATTTGTAATTTCCAATTAACTCCAGCAATAATTCTTATCGTTCTATTTCGTCTATCTCGGTGCCAAACTAAATTCTCTTCGTTGGCGTCTTGTCCGAAACTTCGTTGAAAGAAATCGTCCGTTTTTGTTTCGTCCGGTCTTTCATCATAAAATTCCATTGTCAACTCCTACCAGTAAAAGTTACCCCCACCCGATAGTCCTAATGACTTCGCATAACGAGGTAAGTTGCAAGCCCAATAGGCAGCACTTGTTTTATCTTTTTGTTGGTCGCACTTATGACGAGCAGCAAAAGATTTTCTGGCTTGTTTGTCGTTTAACTTAACTCTTAAACCAGTAGTGTCTCCCCAAGTAACCTTCTTAATCTTATCTCCGTCTTTTACAAAAACATAAAACTTTTTAGGTCCACCTTTTTTTGGTTTATTTAAAGGCGGATTCTTTTCGTCTTCTTCTTGTATCGGACAATCTAAAGGTACTTTCATACCTTCATATTCTGCAAATTCTCCAATGTCTGTTTCTAATAAAGTTCTATCCCATTCACTTTCGCATTGTAATAGACCTTCATTAAACATATGTCTTGCTTCTCTAAACAAGGCATAAAACTCTTCGCTATGTACTCTATATATGTTCTCAGCTAGAGGTATGCTATTCTCAATATGATAGTTTAACGAGACCGTTATCTTATCTGCATAATCACTAAATCTTAACATATTCTTTAAAAGATTGTACTTTCAATCTCTCCTCCATTTTTTTCACAGCGTCATTCAATTCTACTTGATACTCTTCTCCGTATCTCTTCTTATATTTATCAATAGTCTCACTTGAAGAAGCCCATTTCTGTATATCTTCTTGGTTTATTGTCTCTGGACTTGTTTCTGCACGCTGTCCTGGGGTTACAATTTTAGTATGGTCTGCATAATCTTTACCTATTTCGTAAGATTCCTTACCATACATCTGTTGATATTTCTTCGTATGTACACTAGTAGTTGTCTTTGCGTCTTTATCTCCTGGTGCAGCTTTGTAGTCTTTATCGTTATCTGACTTCTTATATTTTTGTTTTGAAAAGTGTTTTGCTCTTTTTTCTTTTTCACTTTTCTTCATATCTTTGTAATACTTTTTAGGTTGTGTACCTTTTTTAGTTTTTACATCTTTATCTTGTGGTAATTTCTTACCGTATTCTTCATTCATTTTGACTTCCGTTTCTGATACTGCTTCAAAACCATAGTCTACATTTAAATTAATTTCGTGTAATTTAGTTTCATCTATGTTAGTCTGTGGAATACAATTCCATATCCAACATTTATGTAAGTTAGAATTATTGTCTTCTAATACAACATAGTTTGTACTTCTACGAATTACTTTACCTGTAATCTCTTGTTCTTGGTCTTCAACACTATCGTTTATGTTAAATAGTTGTTCACGGATATACAAGTCTCTTAAATGCCATTTAGTAAAGCTTTCAACACTAGCGATAGGTTGATATGTTCCGATACCTGGTCCAGTATAACCTGCAGCCAAGTTCATTCCTTTTCTAATTAATCCAAATAGTTTATCTTTGTCTCTAAAAGATGTAGGTAGACCTTGCTTAAAAGATTTAAGGTCATTAGATTGAGCCGCAGCTCTCATTTTACTTGCTGACATTCCCATAGCGCCTTCAGCGTCTGGGTCTCTTTCGCCAGCAGATACGATATTGATTTTATCAAACTCGTAATTTGTTCCTCTTGCTTGTACACCGTTGTACTTGTTTAGTAGTGTTTCAAATTCTCTTACTCTATCTGAACCAACTACCATTGTTATTTGATTTGCTTTTCCATTTAATTTATTGATGACTTCAATAGCTGTTCTTGCACCTGCAATTTGTTTTATCTTGCTTGAGTGTCTAGGGAACATAGATTTCATAACTCTAATCTTGTCAGCAACTTTCAATGGATTTTTCTTTGGGTCTTGCGAACCACTTGGCACAATGAGATAATCATTTGCACCTACAGACGCCACTTTGTTAATTAACTTTTCGTGGCCTATCGTTGGTGGATTAAATCTACCAAATGTAAATGCGATATGTTTTTTAGGTGTGCCTACTGCTTCAGTTTTTAGACTATCAATTTCTTTATCGGTAACTATACCGTCATCTAAAATCTTCTTGCACTTCTTAAAGAAAGTAATGTAATGATATTTCTCTAACATCTTATAGATTACATTTTTAGGTAATCTGTTTTTAATACTATACTTTCTGATTTCGTCTGGCGACATATCTGTATCAAACGCACTTCTTCTTTCTGCGTCAACACCGTCACCAATCTTTATTATGTCCTCTATATCATTTTCTATTTCTTCTAACTTACTCTCTACTCTTGCTTGTAAGTTTTCTATATCGTCAGGACTTAATTCTTTTAATTCGTCATAGTCAACAATGTCTCTTTTTAGTTCACCTTTGACTACATCTATTTCTTGTACTTTCTTATTGAAGTCAGCAATATAATCATCAATATTAAAAGTAAAATCTTCAGGTCTTTTAACAAATACATTCCTTGTAATTGAAAATACTGCGTCTGCTTTTTTCTCTTGTTCTTTATATGTTGCTTCATCGGTTACAAAATAATAGTTAATAGGATGTTTTGTACCAGGTATTAATTTACCTTGTATGTTATTTGGATTCTTTGATGAAAGGTATTCTAAAGATAGTCTTTCTCTTTCTGCAACTCTTTCACTTTCAGGAACATCAAATAATACATTGATGTCTAGGTCTGCGTCATTTCTATATCTATGTGTTAGAATAGAACCAATCAAACCATACTTAATAACTGGAAATTCTTTTTCAAATACTTTGATTTGGTCTTGTATTTGTTTTACTACACTTGCTTTTATTTTAGGATTATTTGTATCTGCATTATCAAATACAGCAGGTGCATATGTTTTTCTAGGAATGTCAATAATACTTTCCTGAATATCTACCATATTGATTAACTTATCTGCAATCTTTACAGAAGTTGTATGGTCAGACGGATAGTGCCAACCTGCAACTACTCTACCGTAACCACATTCATCAGCAAGTTCTATTAAATTTTCTTTATGTTTAGGATATAATTTACCATAGTATTCTGCAATCAATCTACTTTGTAGACTATGACCAGATGGATATGCTGGTGTCTTCATACTATCAGAAATTAATTCCATACTATCAAAATCCATATTCATTTCTTTTGCAAGTTCATATGGTCTTGGTCTTTGAAATTTGTTTTTGTAATGTCTAACTACACCACTACCTGCTTTCTTTAATTCAGATATATCTTTCTTATCATATTCTAAATTATATTTCATTAAGTATTCTTCAATACCATAAAATGTTTCTTGGTCGTGGTTCTTTACACTCTCTTTTACTGCACTAGTTCTTTTCTTAAATAGTTCAGTCATCATTTCTAATTCTCTTTTAGTTTCAGGACTATCATTTTCAGAAGGTGCTTTAACATCAATTTTCTTCCAGTTACCAACAATATTCTGTACAGGTTTGTTGTCAACTTTAGGGTGTGTTAAATCATTCAAGTCTTCTGCTACAGACTTGCACTTCTTTAATAGTTCTTTAACATAGTCCATTCTATGTTTCTTTTGAAAATTATCTGGCATTTCTTTTCTTCGCTAGTTCTTGTTCTATCCATTTCTTTGCGACATAATTTTGAACAGGTTTTCTAACGAGTCCTCTAATTCGTGTGTAAACTTTGTTAAGTGTATCTTCACTTGCATTGTTATTATCAACTACAATCATACTACCAGTACCAAATAGATTTTGAAATCTACCTATATTACTTTGTACAACATTCCAACTCTTCGTTGCAATAGTTTCAGGTACGGTTCTAGTTCTAACTTTGTTTCTTTGTAATGCAACTTCTAAACTCGTATTTACAAACATCATATAAGTATCGTAACCTAACATTCTTAACATACTTCTTTGTTTATTAATAATGTCATAGTCTCTACCTGTGGCGTCAATGACAAGACCTAATCTATTTCTAATATATAAGTCCATCTGGTCGCCTGTAATTTGTTTTGCTCTTGCTCTCAATGGGTCTCTAGCGTCTGCTTCTTTATCAGGCATTTTTAATGAGAGACCTGCCTTCTTTAAATACATTTCAAATCTGACATCTGAATTAACTAATTTTAAACCCATACCAGCAGTTGTTCTATTGGTAACATAAGACTTACCAGAACCAGGACCACCTGCTAAAAAGAACGCTTTAAATATACCTGGGTCGTAAACGCCTTCTTGTATTATGTGTTTAAAAGTTTTCATACTTTATATAGAGTATACTTTAAAGTTAACTCTTCTCCTTTTTTTATATCTTCTAATGTTTGTATATAATATTTTCCATCAACTTCTATCTTTTGACAATTAGGTTTATCACTATGATTTAAAAAACCACCAAGTGGTGTTCTATAAATTTCTCTACCCATAGTCAAATGAGAGATACCTAAATCTGTCATCTTATCAATCGTTGCTGTTGCAAATAAACCAAAACCTTCTATTGGCGATAACTTTATTGTTATGTTATCAGGTAAAGGTCTATACTTATCTGTCATCTCCACTACCTTGTATCTTGTTTCTTTCTTGTCTGTCTTTTAATTTTTCTAAATTTAATTGTGCGATTGTATCTAAATCAATATCTAAATCTCTCGCAAGTGCTGATATGTACCATAACACATCACCTAATTCTTTTTTCATATCTTCTTTAAATGTAGGACTTGCACCGTCTCTAATATTCTTTTTAACTTTTTCTGCTACTTCACCTGCTTCACCACATAATCCTAATGCAGGATAAGTTACCTTACTTGCAAGTGGATAAATTGCTGTGTTAGCAGCTAGAGTTTGGTATTCATTAAATTGCATTTTGTATCTCCTTTATAATATCTTTCGCAATATCGCCTGCTTCTTTTCCTTCAGCTTTGATAGAAATGAAACCTGGTTTTTTTCTGTAGTGTTCAATCGCCGGTCCGGTTTCTTTGTTGTAGAGATTGATTCTATCAGTAATAATATCTGGCTTATCATCTTTTCTTCCTCTCTTCGTAAGTCTTCTAATCACTTCTTCTTTACTTACATCAAGGTATACAACAACATCATAATTGATACTATTCTTTTCCATATCTCTTACTTGTTGCATATATCTAGGATAACCATCTAGTACATAACCTTTACTAGCATCCTTTTCTGTTAATGCGTTCTTCACTAATTTTAAAACTATATCGTTAGGTGCAAACTTACCTTTGTCTAATAAATCTTTAATCATTTGTCCATCAGAACCACCTTTGTCAATTTCTTTTCTTAATAATCCACCTGGGTAAATATGTTTAATACTAAAGTGTCTTGTAATGTATTCACTATAAGTTGATTTACCACTTCCTGGACCACCCATTATAATAACTCTTGTTTGTTTTGCTTCATTCAGGTATGCCGTCAAATATGATTTAAAAGTTTCCATATTATCCTTTCACCCAATCTTTAGCAATCGTAAAGTTTGCTCTACTAAATTCTAATCTGTCTACGAGTTTAACTACATTACCAATCTTATCTGTTGCAACATAACCTTCAGGTGATGTTACCTTAAAACCAGTATCGGTTCTTAAAAAGTGTCCGATAGATTGTATCTGTGCTATTTTTCGTACTATAATGTTTTTACAATTCTGTAATGTGATGTATGTTGCAATGGCGAAATATAATGATTGTTTATTTCTTTGAATAAATTTTATATTATCTGCTTTTGCTTTAATGTAAGGTGCTTTACCTTTTTCTGTTTTTCTACTATCTATTTCTTTGTCAATGAAATTTGTATAGTATGGTTCAAAACCATCTACTAGTGATTTAACACTACCCATACCTTGTGTACCTCTAACGATACTATTGAAATATGTTTTAATTTTCATACCTACGCCTAACTCGTCATTACTATCAAACTGATTTAACATAGGTCCTGCTTTTTGTAAACTACCTTGTGCCATTCTTAACTGAGCATTGAATTGTGAAACTTCAGCACGATTGAAACTTGCACTACCACTAGTGTCTTTGTATTCTGCACTTGGTACCCATACACTACCACTTCTGATTCCTTTAACATAACCAAAGTTAGCATTTAAGCTATCCATTTTGTCACCAACATATTGTGTATGAAACACTATGCCCATTCTAGCACGAGCAATCTTACGACCGACAGCACTATTAACAGGCATAGCATATGTTATAGTATTAGGAGTAAAGGTAATCATTGATTGTCCGTCAATGTTATTCACTTTCTTATCTTCATTAGTAAAGAGACAATCACCTTGGACAATGCCTCTTATACCTAATTTTTTCAATTCTCTTAATGCAACTTCTAATTTTGCACCAACACCACCTGGGTGATTTCTTCTTATGTCTGCTGAAGTGTAATTGATTTTAGGAGTTTTATTGAATACAGATTTTGTACCGACAAAGAATTTGCCGTTTTCAGGATTAGTTCCACATACTATCGCAGGAGCGCCGTCCCACTTAACGGTTACATTTACTCTATTGCTAACATTACCTGTTAACATTTTCTGCAAAGATTGTAAGAACGCTATTGCGTTTCTACCGCCTTTGGCACCGTTATTAATTATTTCGTCTTCTAAATGCTCAAGGTGTGTGTTCGTACCCGAGCTAGAATATCCTTTAAAACTAAACATTTTTGTCCTTCATTTTTTCCATATACAAATAAACTATCCATT